CAGGTAGTCCGTTCAGACTAAGATTCGACGATGTCGGGTCCGGGTCACTTACAGTCAAGTTGGTATGTTATGGCTATGTTGCTTATGCATCAGGTCGTTACCCAGCTGGAATTACAAAAATTCAAGGTACTGGATTAGTAACACCTAGCTTTTAATAGGTGATTTTTAGCGGGGTCTTTAGGGATCCCGCTAAATTAAAAAAGGAGTTTTTAAAATGGCTAAAAAAAAGCTATCAAAAGATGAAATTGCTGCATTGCAGGAAGAGCTTAAGGGTTATAAAATTTATAAAAAAACTAAGCGAGCAGCTGCTGTTAAAAAAATATTAGCAGACGCTGGTGTTCCTGAGTCTGCATCTGCAAAGCCTAAGGCTGAAACAGCTGCAAAGAAAAAACCGGCAGCCAAATCTAAGCCAAAAAAATAGATAAAGATGTCTATAACAAATGGTTATTGTGCCTTAAGTGAATTGAAGGCTTTTGTTAATATTTCTGATTCTAATGATGACGATGAACTAATTGATGCAGTAAATTCTGCAAGTCGTCAAATTGATAATTATTGCGGTCGTAAATTTTACGCTGATGGATCAACTTCTGCGAAAGTTTATAGAACTCGCAACCCCTACCATGTTACTGTTGATGATATTTCTACTTCAACTGGTCTTGTTTTAAAGTATGATGATAACGATGACGGTGTTTATGAGACTACTGTTGCATCAACTGACTTTATTTTACTTCCTCTAAATGCTGAAACTTTTGGCATTGATGGATTAGGTTTTACTTCTATTGAACTGTTTACTGATGGTTCTCACGAGTTTCCGACTACGTCATCTAATAATCGACCAAGGATTCAAGTGACAGCTAATTGGGGTTTTCCCTCAGTACCTGACCCGGTCCGTCAGGCTTGTTTAATGTTAAGCAGCGAAAATTTTGCAATGCGTAACACTCCCCTAGGTATTGCTGGTGTTGGTGAGTTTGGTGTTCTTGCTGTTCGTCAAAACCGTCAAATTACCAGAATGCTTGACCCGTATCGTCGTGGGGACTCTTTTGGGTTGGCATAGTGGCCAGCTTTTCAACCATAAGAACCGCAATAAAAACAACAATCGGTAATAATATTTCGGGCATCCGTGTCTATGACACCGTTGATGACATGGTTAATGTTCCAGCTGCTGTTCTTATTCCAACTTCTATTAATTTTACTGAGGCAATGGCGAGGGGTACCGATCGTTACGAGTTTGATTTAATTGTTGTAGTTTCTCGTGCTGACTCCCGCTCGGGTCAAAATCAACTAGATGGTTTTATTAATGGTTCCGGTTCTAATTCAGTTCGACAAGTCATTTTTAATAATTCAACGCTAGGCCAATCGGACACGTCTGCTGTTGTCACTACAATGAGTGATTATGGAGCAACATATGCAGTCAATGGCGTTGAGTCTATTGGTGCAAGGCTTTCGATTACGGTTTACACCAAGGGGTCAAGTTGAGTAAATATAAAATAATTGGAAATAAAAAAATTAACGGCAAGGAGCCTGGCGAGGTCCTTGAATTAAAAGATGAACAGGTTGCTGACAGTCTTGTCGCTGGTGGTCATCTTGAAAAAGTCAAAAATAATAAAAAAAAGGGAGCTAAATAATGCCTAAAGGTAAAAAATACAAATCCGGTAAAAAGTACGGAATGGGTAAAGGTCGAGGTAGAAAGTAATTCATGGCGACTTATGTTTTAACTGACGGGAGGTTTTTCCTGGGTGGGACTGATTTGTCGAGTCATACTCAATCTTTGACGCTTGATTTGTCGGCTGATGAGGTTGATGTTACGCCTATAAACTCCGGGGGTTTTAGGTCAAAAATTGCGGGACTTCAAGATGCTCAACTTCAAGCAAGTGGTTTTTTTGAGGCTGGTGAGGGTAAACCTGACGCTCTTTTGGGGATCTCTGCTGGTTCTGAGCATATTGGGACCGTGTCTGCCACTTCATCTGCTGGTGACATTGCTTATTTTTTAAAGTCCAGGCAGTTTTCTTATTCTATAGGTGGTGCTGTTGGTGATGCTTTTCCGTTCTCTATAAATAATTCAAACAGTTCAGACCGTGCTGTACGTGGCACCATAATGGTCGATGATTCTGCAAATTTGACATCAACTGGTAATTCAACAGGCCGTGAGCTTGGTGCTGTTGCTGCTGGAAAGTCTTTATTTGTTGCTGCTCATGTGGTTTCTGTATCCGGGACTTCCACTCCCACTCTTGCTTTAAAAGTTCAAAGCGATGATAATGGTTCTTTTACTTCTGCTACCGATCGTATAACTTTAACTAACTTTACGGCTGTTGGAGCTCAATATTCAAGTGTTGCCGGTGCAATTACTGACACTCATTATCGTATAAATTACACTTTGTCAGGAACTAACCCATCATTTAAAGTTTTTATAACTGTTGGAATAGTTTAAATTAATTTTTCCCAGGGTGAGTCCGGCTTACCAAAATGACCGAATTGTGAGTTTTCTAAATAATTTATTTCTAGTAAATCTAAACGTTCAATTATTGTTTTTGGCTGCATAGAAAATTCTTTTAAAAAACTATTTAAAACTCTTGGACTTGTTTTCAATGTATCGTATGTTTTAATACTTAATTCGTATGGATTTACTTTGCCTATGACGTATGCAAGCCTTACCATGCATCTATCTGCTAAGCCATGGCCTACTATGTTTTTTGCTAAGTGTCGGGCTGCATAGGCTCCACTTCTATCAACTTTTGAGGGATCCTTGCCTGAAAATGCACCACCGCCTACTGGTACCGTTGGTCCATAAGCGTCGACGACTATTTTTCTGCCTGTTAGTCCGGTGTCTGCTGCTGGTCCGCCTTTTATAAAACTTCCGGAGGGGTTTAAATAAATTTTAAATGGTTTGTTTGTAAAGGTTTTGCATATCTCTTGGAGTTCTTTTATAAGGCTTGTTTTGTCATAATTTTTTTTATGTTGTATTGAAAAAACAATTTTATAATCGTCCTGGGACTCGGTGACCTGGACTTTAGAGTCTAGTTCAAGGTCTGTTCTTTGGTTTTGTAATTGCCACACGTGCATTTGCAGTGTTCTTGCTAAGTCATAAGTTTCCGGCAGGTAGGTTTTCGTTTTGTTTGTTGCACATCCAACCATTATGCCTTGGTCGCCTGCACCAACATTTTTGTTTTTATTTACCGCTTTATTTATCTCTAATGATTGTTTTGTAATAACGTTTTTTATCTTGTAGTAACCGAACTCATCGGTCAATGTTTTTATTGTATTTTTTGTTATGTGTTCTACTTCGTATTCTAGAACTGTATCGTCAATTCCTTGGGTTGACTCCCCGCCTACTACTATCAGGCCATCATCTTTGGTTCCTGTTATAAAAGTTTCAATTGCTACCTTGTTTTTTTTGTTTTGTAGCAGCATGTAGTCCAGCAAATGGTCTGATATTTGGTCTGCTATCTTGTCCGGGTGTCCTGGACTCACAAATTCAACCGTTTTAACTTTGACCATATTTTTAAATTTTATTAGATTAATTATAGGGTTGCAAACTCTTTGAGGTTTTTCTCGTCGGGCAACCGACAGGACTTCCTTGTTGCTAATCAAGGGCCGGCGGTTCCCGGGTTTAATCGCCGGCATGTCCTATAAATTTTTTTTAATTACTTGCAATCTTTTATAAATTATGGTCATATATCTATGTCAGGTTTTACTGGTCGTATGATAAGAAAACGTGCTTGTGGGTAAAAGCCACAAAGGGCCTGGCCAAAGAAACCGCTTTAGGCGGTTTTTTTGTTTCTAGGCCATAAGTCCGGGGATCCGTAAAATTATAGTATTCTTTGCGTATGGCTAATGGTTTCAAAGTTTTCAGCGTGTCTGAGGTTCTTACTGCTGCTGATGTAAATGATTATCTGATGGAGCAAAGCATTGGTATTTTTGCTGATTCAACTGAACGAGATGCTCAGATATCAAGTCCGATTGAGGGTCAGTTTTGCTATCTAAAGGACTCAAATGTTTTACAATTTTATAATGGTTCTGCATGGGCATCGTTCATTGGCGAAGGTGATATTACTGGTGTAACTATAACAACAAACGCCACAGGCGGTTTGTCCGGTGGTGCCACAGCTAGTTCTGGAGCATTTAGTTCAACTTTAACTTTTGCACCAAATGGTTTAAACGCTGGAGCGATTAATGTTGCAAATGATTCTTTTGTAATTATTGACGCAGACGACAGTAATAATCCAAAAAAAGAAGCGATCGCTGACTTTGTTTCTGCGATTGCTGGTAGTGGATTGACGGCAAGCTCTGGACAGTTAAATGCTGGAGCTGGGTTTGCTTTAAATACCACTAAGGCATACTTTGCGGTTAACGGTTAAAAAGAAAGGATAAAATATGGCTAGTGGAGTTTTAGGTCAAGCAGTTATTACTTCGGGAACTTCCGGAGCTAGTTTGGTTGTTTATACTGTACCCTCATCGACTCTTGCTGTTGTAAATGTAAACATAGCAAGTATTTCAGGGTCTACTCAAACTATTGATTTGGCTATTCCTGATGAGACAGATGGATCTTTTGATTCGTTAGATTTAATTGAGGATGACACTTCTTTAACTACTAAGGCGGTTTTAGAAAGAACTAATATAGTTTTGAGTGCAGGTCGTTCTGTTGTTGTAACTTCAAGCGATGGCACAGGAGTTGCTGTCAATGTTTATGGAATAGAAGAGGCTGTTTAAAAAATGGGACGCAGTTTAAATCCTCAACCTGCTGGTAGTCCTGTTGACAGCATTCAAACTATTGCGAAAGAAATAAGTTTTAATACAACTTCTAACTCATCTATCACGGCTGTTGACACGGCCAAAACTGTAGTAATTTCGGCAGGTGGAATGTTAGGGAGCACCATGTCTGCAAATGCTAACGTAAGAGGACGAACCGAGGCCAATGCTTTTGGTATTGGAGCTCATTTAAGTTCATCAACTAATGTTCAATTTGTTACAAGCAACAGGCCTGACTCAGGCGGTAATACTTTATATTCGACTAGAAACGCTTATATAAATGTTTTTGTCCTGGAGTATGCATAATGGGTAGGACTATTTCGACTCCTGCTGCGTCAAATGCTGTTAATAGTATTCAACAAGTATCTGCAACAATTACAAATAGTGGCGGTTCATCTAATCAAAGTATAAGTGCCGTTGACACGGCTAAAACTGTTTTAGTTGAGGCTGGTCAAAAATTAGGATTTGCATCAGGTGCGGACGCTAGTGTGAGAGCTAGAACCTGTGCTACTGCTTTAGGGATCCGTGCTTATTTAAGTTCAACTACAAATGTTGCACTTGTAGCAAGTGCAAGGCCTAATAGTTTTAATACGTTTTCAAGTGGTGGCACTACGGCTAGAGTCACTGTGGTTGAGTATAATTAAGGAGTTTTATGAGTGAGAGAGTTTGGGTTCAAATTACAGCAGGTCAAGTAGTTAATGGTTATGTAAAGCCGAAAAGTAATTTAATTGAGACTTTGGCTAATGGAACCGAACGCAAGTTTTCTGATTTAAGTGACCATGTTGAAGTTGTAAGTATCCCCTTTGCTGAGAGTATCATGTTGTTTAAATACGACAATTCTGCTGAAACTGAAACCGTCAAAACTGTTGATAGTTTTACTTCTGCTGGTGTCGATTCTAAAGGTCTAAATCGTTGGTGGGATTTTGAAAGTGGCGACAAGTATCAAAATGTTTACGATGATGATGATAATATAATTGGGATTGAAAAAGTCTAATTAAATTTATATAATAATTTATTATGTTTGAAGTTTTTACTGATAATAAATATTTATTAAAATATGCACCACCTGAAGTTTCAAATAAAAATCTACCAGAATGGTGGAAGCAATTCCCGGCCAAATTAGAATTCAAAGATAATAAAGAAATTGCGGATATGCAGACCATGCGTTCTTGTCCTGTAATTAAAGATTTTCTTAATGCTGGTTTAATTATTAAATTATGGACCAATGTAAAAATTTTTAGAAGTTCTGAGGACACTTGTTCTGTTGAATTTTTAAATGAAAAACATAGATATTCTGAGTGGCATAATAATTTGCAAGTTGCACCTGATTTATTAAATCACAGTTTTAGCATGCCTATAAAATTATTCAATCCTTTTAATGTTAGAACTCCTAAGAATGTTTGGACGTATGTCGTTCCTTATGAGTATGGTGATAAAAGGGGGATGGAAGTTTTACAAGGTATTGTAAAAACTGATAGCTGGCATAGTTTCAATTTTGTATTTAAATTAAATGTTGACGTTGGTGAGACTAAAACCATAAACTTTGGAACTCCAATCGCTAGATTGTTGCCTTTTCATGCAAATATGGAATATAAAATTTCTAGTTTTGATGAGGATCAAGATTTTAAAAGTAAAGTTGACGAGCAAGAGTTTCAAGTAGGCAATATTGAGCATGCATATTTAAAAGAAACTAAAAATTGAAAATTTTTAAATTAAGAGATGATATACCTAGTCCAATAAGTTATAAAGCGGCTTTGCCTGATTCGTTTAAAAATTATCCACATAAATTAAATATTAATTTTCAAGGTGGCACTATTATTCCAGATTTACCAACTGGTGACCACGACACTATTTGTCGTGATTGTCAAAGTGGTAACTTATGCGAGTTAGCTAAAACTGAAATTGATTTTTTTGAAAATAAACAAAAATTAAGAAGTATTAAAAGTATTAAGTATTGTCCTGCTGTTGAAGATATTCATAAAGTCGGGTATGTACTTCCTGCTTGGGATGATATAACTATTGTAAATCACAATTTAGAAGGCAAGGATAGAATGCTTGCTTTTGACAGCAAAGGTCAAGGTGTTGCAAGTTTAAAATTTGAGCAAATGGATGTTAAAAACATGATTGGTGATTTATTTAATAATTATCCTGTAAAATTTCATTTTCCTTATCGTGTTGTAACTGAACGTGGACACTTGACTCAAATTCTAAACCCTGAATGGCTAGGTTTTAATACAAAATATACTTTTGCTACTGGGATTCTTGACACTAGTGTTTGGTCATTGATGAACATCCACGCATTTTTTAATTTAAAAAAGGATGAAAGTTTATTAATTAAAAAAGGCACGCCTTTAGTTTTGTTGCAGGAAGTTCATCACTCAATATTTCAAAGTAATTATGAAGTTATTGAGCATGAAAATATTGATTATGAGTTGCTTGAAAAATTTGATTATAACGAGCATTTGCAAGATATAAATAAAACTAATTACAGGGCAATGCAACGCAAAGGTTTAAAAGAAAAGCCTTAGGCCATAAAAATTTTGTTTTTTTTGTTTTAGAATAATTGTATGTTTCTTGAAGTTAAAAGAACTCAATTTGGCGATGAGGCCACTAATGGTGAGCTATGGATCGATGGAGTCTGGGAATGCTACACGCTTGAGGATGAAGTTCGGGACGGGCCTAAAGTTTACGGCGAGACCGCTATTCCTGTTGGCGAGTATGAAATCAAATTAAGAACAGTTGGCGGTTTTCATAATAAAACTGAGAAGTATTACGACGATAAGGAGGGCTTTGGTGTTGGCTGGCATCAAGGTATGCTTTGGCTGCAATCGGTGCCTGGGTTTCAATTCATATTAATTCATCCCGGAAATGACCAATTTGACACCCTGGGGTGTCTGCTCGTCGGCCAAACTCAGGCGGACCTTGAAAAAAACGAGGACGGTTTTATCGGCAGGTCCAGGGCTGCTTATGAGGCTTTGTATCCAAAAGTCCGGGACGCTTTGCTTGATGGCGAAAAAGTCACAATCAAGTACACCAATCTAGGCCAAGTGATCCCTGAAGTTCCAAGTGATAAAATTAAAAAAAAGGAGCATCTTTTGTCTAAAGGTGATAATGGTTTAAATGTTTTGTTTTTGCAGGAGTTACTGCTTAAATGGGACGCTGGTTGCCTTCCTAAGTTTGGAGCTGATTCTGACTTTGGTGGCGAAACCGAGGAAGCTATAAAGGCTTTTCAAAGCGACAACAAATTAAACCCGTCTGGCTCAATCGACTTTATGACAGCTGTTGCTCTATCAAAACACGCTTAGGAGTAAAAATGGATTTTAAAGATTGGGCCATAAAAGTCGGCATAAGAACATTAAGGACTTTTATCCAGGCTTTTCTAGGTATTCTAACCGCATCAGGCACCGGGATGGTTGAGATGGATGTCTTAACTAACGCACTTGTTGCTGGAGCTGTCGCTGCTGTGACCGCCTTACAGAATGGCCTTGAAGAGTGGACACCTAAAAATAAAGGCTAATTTTAAATTAATCTTTTAAAAAATTTTAATACTTTCGTTCGTATTGGTCTTGTGGTTTTTCTTGTAGTTCCTATCCCGGTATTTGCAGACCATGTACCAACTCAGCCGCCTTATGACCAATCTTTAGCTTTGGATACTTCAACTGGTGATTTAACTGTTGGGATTTATTCGTCAGATGGTTTTGAGGACTCCCCGCCTGAAAAATATACTATATTTTTTACGATCTCTGATTCTGAGATTAACACTTCTACTTCCTTTTGTATCTCTACTTCTTTTGGTCATGGAACCAATTTGTCCTGGCAGTATCATGTTTTTTCTCTTGAGGATTTGCAGGCTTACTTTGAAGTTCCTAATGGAACTTTCAGAGCCAAAATTCGAGCCGATAATGACACCGATAATTCTTTTAGTACTTTAACTGATGAGATGACTATTGTAATTCCTGACCAGCTGCCATTTGTAAATTTAGCCAATTGGTCTGCACCGTCTAGTTCTTGTGTTGACACTTCAACTACTACGACTTCGTCATCGTCCACTTCGTCGTCAACTACTTTAGACCCTCTTGAAACTGAAAGAAACACTAATTTTAGCGAGACTGGTATCTTGGAAACTAACCAGGAGCGTTCTGACCGTGAGGCTGCTGAGGCTGAAGCTGAACGTAAAGCTAAAGAAAAAGCTGAAGCTGAGGAACGGGAACGTCAAAGGTTGCAAGCTATCGAGGATGAAAAAAATAAAAACTTTGAGGAAACTGGTTTTTTTGAAACCGATAATGAAAGAAAAAATCGTGAAGAGGCTGAATATCAGGCTGAGCTTGATGCAAACTTTGCCGAGACCGGTTTTTTTGAAACCGATGAGGAGCGTGAGGAACGTGAAGAGATTGAGTACCAAATTTATTTAGAAGAGCTTGAGGCTGCTGAGGAGGCTGAAATATTAGCCGAGCTTGAGGATTCCATTGATTTGGAGGACCTTGGCCTTGTTGTTGTTGAATGTGCTGAGGATGATGAGGAGTGCGAAAATTTAAGCGATGATGAAATTGCTAAGGCTGAGGCTGATTTAAAAGAGTTTATTGATGCAATCCAAAAAATTGAGGAAGAGACCGACTTTGACGACTTTGATGTTGAGGAGGAAGTCCTGGAGCTTGATGACTTGGATATTCCCGATGAAATTGTTTTAGTAATTGAAGAGCCTGAGAAGGATGAAATCATTGAAATAATTGAGGACTTTGACTCTGATGAAGTCGTTGAGCCTGTTGAGGAGGTTATTGAAATTGTTGAGGATGAAATTCCTGAAATCCCTAATGAAATTATTGAGACTGAAAATGTTGAGGAAGTTGTCGAGGAGTTTGTTGAGGCTTTGGAGCCTGAGACCAAAGTTGAAATAATTGAGGATGTTATTGAGGTTGGTGTTGAGGAGCTAAGCGAGGAGCAAGCTGTTGTTGTTCAGGAAGTTGTCGAGTCTGCGATCCAAGATGTTGAGGTTTTGTCTGTGGAGCAGGTTGAAACCGTTGCGGAGGTACTTGGTCTTGAGGAGTCTGATGATGTTGCTGTAATTGCTGAGGCTGTAAAAACTGACGAAGCTGTTGCTGAGGCTGTTGAGTCTTTTGTTGAGCGTGCTGTTGAAAATAAAGAAGTTGAGGATTATAACTTGTCTGATGTTGTTGTTGAGGTACAGGTTGAGGAGTTTCTTGAAAATCCGGCCGTAATTTTTCAGGTGGACTTTGAAGAGATTAGCTTTGCTGGTTTGGGCGATGATTTAACTAATCAACAAAAAGAAAAGGCACAGGAGGTTGTCGTTCCCGTTATTATTGCTAGTCAGATTATCTCTGCTAGTGTTGTGCCGTTTAGGAGGATAGGATGATAAAAAAATTGATAGGGCTGCTTAAAAAAATTAAAATTTTTAAGTGGATAAAAAGTATCTTGCAGGAGACTCTTGCTCAAACTTTCACGCTCTTAGGATTTTTTATTGCCTGGTTAACCTTGACCGGAACCGCCAAGGATATAGTTGGTATTGCTATACTTATATCACTTGGTCTTTGGTTGTTGACCATCGGCTTTAGAAAGTAAAACCTAGGGGGTTTTTGGTAGCTTTATTGTTTGCTTGCACTTTGACTATGCCTGCAACTGCTCAAGATGTGGCTGATTATCAGCATTGTCTTGAATATCAAGATGTTTGGGTTCTTGGTGCTAGGTGGTCTGGTCTTGTTGAGGACCACTTCTTGCCGGAGGACCATTTAACTGCGTATAAAATTATTGGCTGTGAAAGCTCAGGGATCCCGTCTGCTAAAAATCCCACTTCATCTGCGTCCGGCTTGTGGCAGTTCATAGATAAAACCTGGACCTGGGTTTCATCAAAATTAAAAATTAGCGGCTCTGCTATGGATCCGCACACTTCTACGCACTTTGCTGCGTTCTTAAAATATAAAACACCGCAAGGTTGGGACCATTGGTCTGAGTCTGCTGCGTGTTGGAAAGGTAATTATGAAAAAAATAACTTACAAAGAATTTATTAATTTAAAACTTGACCTTTATTGGGAGCTTTGGTGGTGGCTTGACCATAAAACTACAGTAATTTATAAATGGTTGATTGAAAAAGAAAAAGACCGACCGTCCTTAAAATAATTATGGTAACATCCCCAAGTTAGCAACAAGGAGGATATTATGACTAAACCTAGGCGGGTTCAACCACCTGTGGTTATTAAGCTGCCTAACAATCCGGAGGTCAACTGGACTACTGGTGAGTTGGTAATTACGGACCGTCAACTCAATAACTTCTATGATGAAGTCAAGAGGCATTGGGACCGTAAGCAAATGAGAAAGTCTAAGAGTCGTGTCACTCGTCTTAACGAGGCGGTTGACCAGGTTCTTGAGGCCAAGCAAGATGTCGAGGACATCAAGTATGAAATTGAGCAGTGGAAAGAAAACCTTGAGGGTACTAACTTCGAGGGGACTCTTAAGTATGAAATGCTTGAGGAATGCCTGGACGGTCTTGAGGAGGTCTTTGACCAACTTGATGAAGTGACTTATTCTGATGGTGATATCGTTTTTCCTGGTATGTTTGACTAGCTACCCGGCCTGTCTTACAGGGGATATCAAATTAAAGCCAGGCCTCCGGGCCTGGTTTTGTTTTTATACCTTAAATTCATTGATTTTATAAAATAAGCCTTTGTTTGTTGTCACGTTGCGTTTTAAGGCCTAGTTGTTAAGAGTGGAACCGTTGGGCCTGTGCATTATACAAATCGCTTAAAAGGGCTACAAATGGCCACTACACAGCGTTTTTTACTTTGTTTTTAACTAGGCCACTAGATGAGCTGGGCATGTTCTCTTTAGTATTCTTATCTTAGTAATAATAAGAAAAAGGACATTTTATGGCTACTTTTGTACTTACTGATGCGTCAGTAACTATTAACTCAGTTAATTTAAGCGACCATGTTCGTTCCGTGACTTTGGATATCTCAGCTGAAGAGCAAGATGATACGGCCATGGGTTCGACCTTTAGGTCATTAAAAGGTGGATTAAAGTCAGGATCGTTAAGTCTAGAATTTAACAGTGACTTTGCTGCTGCTGAAATTGATGCAACAATATTTCCTATCCTAGGGACTTCTGTTGCTTTTGATATAAGAGCTACTAGCGGTGCTGTATCGTCAACTAATCCAAAATATACAGGCAGCTGCTTAGTGACTCAGCATGTTCCTCTTGGGAATGCTGTTGGAGACCTTGCCACGACTTCCGTGACTTGGCCAACTACAGGCACTATCACAAGAGCAACGAGTTAGTTATGGCTGATTCATCAGGGTTACACCAGCTCACTTTGGTGTTAACAGACGGAACTAAGCAAGAGCTTGATTTAAGGCCTATAGACTTTGTTGCTGTTGAGCGTAAATTTGGAACTCGACCGGCTGCTGAACTTCAAAATTTAGCATTTGAGGAGTTAATGTATTTATGCTGGCATGCGTCAAAGCGTTTAGGAACCACCGACGGTTTTGATAAATGGTTGGAGGGGGTTGCTAAAATTGACGGCCTTGATGGGGATGATTCCCCGGGGTAGTTGACGGTCACTTCGTCAGTTTAATTTGCGATGTCGCTTTGGCTGCGGGTTTATCCCCACTCGAGGTGGCCAACTTACCTATAGAGTATTTTATTGGTTTGCAGGAGTCTTTAGCTAGGCGAAGCGAACAGGAAAGGCAAGCGAGCAGGTAATGGCGAAAGGCATAACCAAACAAACGGCCGGATCCGGCATAGCGGTTGACGGTCTTAATGATGTTATTCGTGGCTT